CGTTCTCTCTGCCCTGGTCGGACTAAACCGCCTCTGTCTCAGCGGCTTCGACCATAACCTCAAGCCTATCGATGAGGGCGACGACACCCAGGGGAACAAGATCGAAGCCGCTCTGAAACAAATCAAGCTCCAGGAAAAGAGGATAGGCAGGGTAGGGAAGGCTCGAAAGGTCGGGACCCTCGGGCTCATCCGGGCTGCCGCTCTAGACGGCTGGTCCTTTAGGCAGGCTCTGGCTGAGTACTCGACTGTCCAGGAAGGCAACTGGCTGAACTTCCAGGAGATCCAGCACTTGCCGGCTCAAAGCTTCTCTGTCGCATCCACATCCCTCTTTGGAGACGACTACCTGAAGGACAAGATTCTCCCTGGGATCGTTTACGATTCTAAGCAGGATTTGACCAGGTTCTTCCAGAGCAAGGGCACTGCTGGGTCAACGCTAATTGAGGTCAATCCTGAGCAGGTCCTCTACATCGAGGACAGCACCGTGCCGGATGATATCAGCTTCCTCAAGGCATTGGTGCCGATCATCGAGCAGTGGAAGGAGGTCAGGCGCTACGGCATGACGGCTGAACGCAGGGTAGCGGTTCCCAACGAGACTGTTTTCTTCGATGGCCGGGATATAGCGGCCTTGGTAACCTCCAAGATTCCCGTGAAGATGCAAGAGCTCATTGATTATGCCAAGGATCTCGTCCAGAACCAGAGCTATGCTAACGAGAAAGTAGCTCTGCCTGGGATGAAGCTGCAGTATCCCAACATCTCCATGCCGCTAGATCCCTGGGAGGCTGATGCTTATCTCAAGAAAGAAGTCATAGACTTCTTCTTCCACAGGGATATATTGGAGCAATTGGCTCAGGCCGTATCTGTATCTGCGGTACCTGCCAAAGATCTGCTTGATCTACATATAGTCAGCGAGAGGGAGCTGTGGGGCAAGCCCTACGAGGGGCTCTGGAACTCTTGGCTCGAATGGAATGGCTTCGACTTGGTAGACGAATTCTCGTGGTGGAATTGGGCACCAACTAACCAGGAAGCAGAGCACAAGAAGAATCTAGAGACTTTCCGGAGCCATGGCATGACTATAAATGAGTTCCGCAAAGCCGAAGGCCTACCACCATTAGACGATGCCGAAATCGCAAAGCTTGCGGATGAAATTAAGCTTCTCTGGCCATCCGGTCAGCAGCAGGCAGCATTGCCAAAAGTTTAAGTGAAGATCAAAATGGCTTATTCTGACAAGATCACCCGGGCTGGAGATAGGACTGCCTCTAAACTCCAGAAGGAATTTCTGAGATCCGTATCTGTCACCATCAAAGAGACTGACTGGGAGAAGCTTGAACGTGACCTGGAAGCTCATGTTCACCATGCGGATATCGTGGATGGCATAGCCTGGGAGGAGTACAACCCAAAAGAGGCTCTCAAGAATCTCGTCGAAGCCAGCCTAGATATCCACGGTGAGCATATAGGATCTGTCATCGGCGGTGCAAAGTTTGATTTTGTAGATCCTAGGGCTCTAGAGTGGATCGAGAAATATGGGACTGAAGAAATAAAATATATCTCCGATTCACAGAAGGAAGCCATCAGGAATATCATCCGCCAAGGATACGAGCAGGGAATCACCGTCCAGCGCCAGGCCCAGCAGATCCGGCAGCACATAGGACTCGATCCCAGACGCTCGGATGCTCTCTCTGCTTATGGCGAGGAGCTATTCTCCCAGGGCAAATCAGAAACCGAAGTCTGGCGGCTGATGGAGCGGTATGGCAGAGAACTTTTGAATGATCGTGCTCGCAGCATAGCAATCAATGAGACATCCGAAGCATCCAGCCGAGCTTCTTATGAGGGGACTAGAAGCGCGGTTGAACGCGGCGTCATAGATCCTCATCTTTACGAAGGCTACAGGATCATCACAGACGATGAGCGAACCTGTGAGATATGCGTCTCTAATGAGGGCGAGGCTCGCTCGCTGCCCGACGGGACTTATCGTTCTACTGGCAATGTAACCGCAAAGATGCATAATGTTTGTCGATGCGTTGAAGGTTTGAGAGAGATTGGGATGAAAGAGAAAAAGATTAAGCAGGGCGTGAGAGCCTCCGCTGATATCGTCTTTGAGGCGCGGGGCCTGAAGGAGACGGAGACCTCCATCTTCTGCCCGACCGTCCCGCTGGTGGAGGGCGTCTTCTCAGGAAGGGGCTATCCAGTGCTGAGGCTCTACGAGGAGTTCAGCAAGGATATCAAATGGCTGAACGGTTTAACCGTCTTGACAAACCATCAGCAGCTAGATCCAGATGCCCGGCGAGTCGGCCAGCTCCAGAATCCTACGGCAGATGAGGCAGGGAAGCGGGTCAAGGCCGTCACAGAATTTTTCAAGATAGATCTCACTCAGCGAGAGACCGAGAAGATACTATCCCGGGAACCACTACCGGGATCAATACATTTCATAAGTAACTTAGAGATGACGCCCGGTGAGTATAAGGGCGTCCACTATGAGGCCATTGAACGAGGTCCCTACGTATTCTATGAGTACTCATTGGTTTCTAGTGGAGTGGTCTCGCCAGAGGACGGAGCTGGCTTTAACGTTGAATGTGATGGTTGCAGGGCATTGAGAGAAGCCAAGTTCACCGATAAGCCCTGGGATGGCTCGGCTTCTCGCTTCAAGGACACGGACGCCTACTGTGCTGCCTGCTTGATCGATTACAATGAGCCCGGAGAGGACAAGGTCCAGGCGAAATGCAAGCTCCCGATCAAGGAGCCAGATGGCACTATCAACAAGAATGCTATCCGCAATGCCCTGGCCCGCATTTCGCAGCTTAAGGGCGTCCCTGCCGCAGATCTGAGCGCGGCTAAGGCCAAGCTCGCTAAGCTGGCGAAGCAGGCGGGAATAGGCGAGGAATCGGCATCAATAGCATCAAGATCACTATCACCGGCTCATAGAGCCGTAAGAGGTAAAGCAATGTCGGAAGGACAACCTCCGGCCACGGAGCCGGAAATAGAGGAGCAGCTCGAAGCTGCTCAGGGAGAGATTGACACTCTCAAGAAGGAGGTCAAGACTCTCAAGGATGGCCAGACGAAAATAACTGAAGACTTGGCTGCCAAAGAGAAGGCGGCTCTCAGCGATGCTGAAGCCAAGGAAAAGGTAGAGAAATCTGAGACTGATCTCGAGCTGAAGCAGAAGGTCGACCAGTTAGAGGCGATGACCTTGGAACTCAAGAAGTCTCATGACGAGAAGATCCTAGCTGAAGATGCTGAGCGATTGAAACTGCGCAAGTCTGCCTTTGCTCAGGAAATCAAGCCGGCTTATGCTGCAGAAATTGAGAAGCTGTGGCCCGAGGTCGAGTCCCAGGGAGAAACCAGGTTCTTGCAGACCCATCCTGAGATGAGACTCGAGAAGTCTGCAGGCCGGCAGCTAAGTGGTCAACCTTTGGCCAAAGCCACAGGCGATGCTCGGCAGAGAATGATTGAGGCCCGGAATAAGAAGCTGGGCTATTCACAATAAGCAGGTGATAACTCATGAGAGTTCCTAAAGATATTGCAGTCCCAGGAAGTCAGCGCATTGGTTCTTACCCCGCTGCAGCCGTTATAGCTTTTGGTGCGGCTGTTGTAGGAAGTGGAGTTACGCAAGGCGCTGAGACCCTGAAGCCAGCCTTGGCTGAATATAGAGTCCTCGGTTTGGCTGGGATGAGAAAGTTCCTGCCCAGAGGAGGCTATGATGGCTTCTGGGCAGTCTATGAGAATGTAGATCTCATAGCCGATTATGGTATGGCGCTGGTTATTCCAAACGGCGGAGACTATAACATAGACTTCATGGACTACCTAGAGCTGGCAGACCTTGGGGATGGCTCCAGCAATACACACGGTATAATGGAGGAAGCCGGATCCCATGCAGGCGGGACGCTCACGTCCAATACAGTGGCCCGAGCCCTAAAAGGCGTAACAATGGGCTCTAAAAGCTATAAAGTGCCTGCTAGTGATGTAGCAGTCGGTGATACACAGATCACTATGACTGCAGGCCATATCTCAACAATGGGCCTAGAAGTCGGGGATTACATCCTATTAGAAGATATCACTGCAGAGCTTCAGGTCAACAAGGTAGCCTCCTTGACATCTACCGTCATCGGTTTGGTGATGCCATCCACAGTCTCCTTGGTTCACAATGATAGCGATCTGGTGACCAGGCTCTACCAGTGCCCCGTTATGATCATGAAATGAGGTGAGGTGAACTCAAATGGCTGCTGATATACTCTATTATGGCGGGGCCATTCCCGCAAACTTCATAGAGACATTCTATGATGTAATCAAGATCTGGCAGGATGTCAATCTTGATAACCAGATGGCCAGAAAGCTTCTAGCCTTCAGAGGTCTCAACGAAACGACTGAGGAATATGAAGTACAGAAGCTGGATATCTCCGGAGAGGAAGTAGTTCCGTCGGCAAAGAATCAACCTGGCCAGAAGATGACCGTTGGTATGGGGACAGATTTTGATAAGATCTGGAGATGGCCTATCGGCTTTGAGCTCAATGAGGCTGATCTGGCTAAAGATCCACGGCTCCAGGCTTGGCATGTAGAGGCTTGTACTGCGAAGATTTACAGGGCAGAGGATAAGGCCTTCTTTGCTGGTTTCGCAGCTAACAATATCGCGGGCTTCCAGGCTGCGGCCAGGGCAAACCCCAATGGTAAGATCGTGGCCTCAGGGGCGTCTGGAAACGATGTCAATAACGGTGGAGCCTGGCTTGTCTCTGATACATCCAGGGATATCTATACTGACATCAGAAATGCAAGAGCCAAACTCAAGGCAAAATACCGGACCACCCTGCAGAACATATTCCTCGCCGGGAATGCAGATTCTCTGGATGCCCTTTGGGATAAAGATCCCTATTCCGACCAATCCCAACGCATCTTTGAATCTGTAGCCCCACTATTCGGTAGACGGCCTGAAGACCCTGTAAATAGCTGGGCTATCGTCAATGACCAGATAGATGACGGCTATGTCTACTTAGTGGTGAAAAATCCGGAGGTTGCAGAACTTCTCGAGGCCAAGGCTATCGCCATAGACGACAACTATCCCCGAAAGGC